GTATGCGAGTTTCATCATTCGATCATATTTGAACGCTGTTATATGCTTTTCGTTATCAGGTTCTTCTAGAGCCTCTAATCGTTCACGTTCCCCCTGATAGACATCTCTCCACTCTCTCATCTTTTCCAAATCAGAAATCATATCTTTCTTGAGAATTTGATTAGGGTTTTCACTTGCGATCATTCTTCCCTCTCCTAGGGCGAAGCAGAAAGATAGAAATTCTCTATGATATTTTTGTGCTTCATCTTTGGATAGTTTGTAAGACGGCCATGCGATAAAATTAATAAAGTCGTATAGTTTATTTTTCATTTTTATCCTTTGATTGATTTTTTATTTCTTTTTTGATGTAATCTCGCATCGGGGTAAAATCTTCAGGGGTCTTATCAAAAGTCCAACTAAACTTTAGCTTGCCTGTAGGTCTTGCAGTGTAGATTACAAAGTGAAACGCCACTCGATCCGAGTCGAAAAGATCAAATGCAAGAGCTGTTACGCCTTCCTCCGCTCTAAGTTCCTTTAAAAATTCTTCTAGTCCTAGTGTCATTTATTTTTCTTCTCCTTGTTTGTTTAATCTGAAATTCATAGCTGATAAAGGCACCCCGAACAAATTAGCTAAGATAGGCGTGTGAGTTGGTGATAGTCCCCATTTCTCCATTTCCTTTTTAATCATGTGTTCTGGCATTAATAAGTAAGCTGCAAATTTATTTGCTTCTTCCGCTAAATCATCAGGTGATGAACTTTTGCCATCTCTTAGTAAAATATCTCGGTCGACATCTGTATGCATAACTGCATGCCCCAATTCATGTGCCAAAGTAAACACCATTCGCTTTGGTGGTCTAGTAGAGTTAATCAAAATCTTATTTTCTTTCCTGAAAAAAGCACCTTCTATTTCATGTTCTTTGCTGTTTTTCTCTGATTGAAAATACTCTACTTGAAAGCCTTCTTTTTCACAAATCATGAAAATATCAACAACAGGCTCCTGTATATTGTATTTATCGAGTAAATTCAAGGTAATAGTTTCAATTGTCATTTGTTTTTTCTCCTGTTTCTTTATCGAGTCTTTCTATTAAATAGGGGAAACCTGTTAATCCACCTATAATTAATTCCATTTCTCGGTAATTACGTGCAGAGTTGCACCTCTGAGGTGTTTGATAATTTGGCGAATTGTAGTATAGGGTTACTTCGTTTCTGCCAATTTCAACATATTGTTTTGTAAAAAAAGTAACGCCTTCTCGATCAATTTGCTTAGTCAATTGATTGGCTAATCTTTCTACACATTCTTTACTTCTTTCTTCGTTCATTTATTTTTCTTCTCCTGTTTGTTGTTCAAGTAATAATTTGTCAATTAAAGCTTTTTTTTCAAGCAGAAACGCCTTCTCCGTTTGGAGTTCTTCAAGTTCATTGTCTTGTTTTGTTTTTATTTCTAATTCTTTTTTTTGGAACCCTATAAGTTCTTGTTTCGCGTAAGATAAAGTTAATTTTAATTTTTCGATAAAAGTGGTTAGTGTTTCTGCTTTTATTTTTTTACTTTTCATTTAACCCTCTCCCTGCTTGTTTTTTGCTTTCAAGATTAAATTTCCCGAAATATCATCTAGAGCTTCTTCGTTTAAAATTAACCTTTTAATCAACAGGTTTAAGTCTCTGCTGGTGATAGTTCCATCAATGTATAGCTCAAAACTTTTGCCCTTAGTGAGTATACCTCGCTCATATAATTTCATCATCTCTCTCCTTGCTTGTGCCTTCTGCGAATTTCATCTAAATATTCTAGTAGTTTAGGTCTCCATTCGTGCTTTTTATTCGCTATGTAATTTCTGATATGCTTTCCTAACTGTTCTTGTATCTGCTCTTCTGTTAATTCAGGATTAGCAAGTTTAAAAGCCCCTATTTTCAAATCTAAGTCTTTGTAAAGAGGATTATTAGTAACAGGTGGAAGCATAGTCCAAGCAAGTGAATTATCTAATCTTATTTTTTTCTCTTCCATTTAAAACAATTCTCCTAATGATTGAAAGCCTACTGGATTAACTGGTTTATCGGCTATTAACGGCTTGTATGGATATGCTGCATCCATTTCTTTTTTCTGTTCCTCTTTGCAGCGTTGGGCGTAATCCTCGGCTTGGTGATAGTACTTTGCGTTTTCTTCCTCTTCGGTTAAAAGAGCAGGTAAATCTTTTAAATTCTCATAGTGTGGAGTTGCCACGGCTTTAGTATTAATGCCGTGTAAAGAGTTCAAGTAGGCTAATGTCTCTTCGTTCTTTTTCTTGAGAATCTCATCACGCCTTGAGACTGTAGAATCTTTAATGATTAACCACTTAGCTATGGCTTTATCGCTAAACATGTTAGGCATTGAAAGAGGCACGTTATTCTCTTGGAGGAACTTATCATTACAGGCACATTTATAAAAGTGCTTCATTTTCTCTAAGCCGTGCTTTTTCAGTTGAGCTTTCAGGAATTGAACATCTTTTACACCTAGCTTATAAGCCTTCCAGCCTTGTGTTTTAGGTTGTTCTATTATCCACGCCCATAATTCGTGAAAAGTTGTATTTAATTCAGACCTAGCAGGATCTTCGGTCTTTTCTTTTTTAACTACTGGTTTTAATTCCCTAGTATTCGAGGGAATTAAAATCATTCTTTTAAAGAAGTAATTCCATGATTCGTCTTCGTCTTTTAATTCATTCAATTGCTCGAATATTTCAGTTTTAATTTTAATTTGTGTAGTTTCTTGCATAATTTTTATTATATCAATAAGGGGGCAGGATTGCACCCATTTTTATTTAATTATATTTATTTATCTGTAATTCCTGAATCCTCGCTCTAGGCTTACCTATCGAGCTATCAAGGATTACTTGACAGTTCATCACCCAAGATATTATTTTAATTAAAGACAGATTTAATAAATTCATAATTATTCTATATTCCTTGATCTAGCTTGATGATAGTACTACTCCCTTACAAATTAATGTTATTGATTATTTTTAAAAAATATGCTACAAAAGAGCTATTTACTAGTATCTACTGTTTGTAAGTCATTCGACTGAGTTCAGTACTAGAACCGTAAACCGTAAGATTTTAAGTAAAAAGATGAATAAGAGTTTTTCGAGAATATTTTTTTAAAAAAAACTTTATTCCAAAATTAAAATTTTGGCAGATTTACTTTTCCAGAATCCTCGCTTTAGCAGATTTAAAAAATAGGCTTTAATTAAGGAATAACTACTAATTTGTATGTATAAATACAGTATTAATCAGTATGTATATATACAGGTTTATGTGTATTTATACATACTGATTAAGTAATGAATAACGGCTCTAGGTTTGGTTATCCAGTCTTAACGGTGACGAATTGTCACCAGTTATTAAGGATTAGATGACACTTGAACTATGAATGACATCAGACATTATATTTTTAACCGTACGCTGACTAGCTATACAAGACCACCCGTAGATATAACAAGCAAAATCTTTTAGGTTCTCTCCTTGTCATTAACCGAAATATCTAACTCAATGCCATAGTTTTTTAATTCATCTAAATTCTCATGCAGCATGTCGAGCGTGTAACCCAACATTGAAGACGGAACATACTCAGCTAATACATATATTTTATTTAATCTATACTTGGCCTTAAACTCAACAGAACTTGATAAATTCATAAACTCAAACTTTTTGTTTAATTCTTTTGTTACTTCTCTTACTGACATTTTTCTTTTTTTCCTTTTGTTGTTTGCTTGATGATAGTTATACAGACTCACGCTTCACGTGATAAGCCTCTAAGTTTTTTTCTTTTATTTTTTCCTTAAAATTAAAATCAGTAGCGTATTTATTTCTTAATTTCTCATTTCTCTTGGACTTAGACGGAGCAAGAGACTTGTTATATTCCTTCATAATCTTAATCTGCTCTGATTCGCAGTAAGATTCTAATTGCAATTCGTCATATCCAGATTCACTAGATTTGACATGCTTATCTATGCACTGATTCGCATAGATTATAGATTCGTGCATACTATGAGGAATATCTTTAAGGCACTCAGTGCCTTCAACGTCATACATTCTTATCGCATAAGTAATTTTTTCTCTTAATTCTGATCTTTTCATTTTCTTTTTTTCCTTTTTGTTTGATGATAGTTTTAATTAACTTGACCACTTAGCTATTTTTTTTAAAACTTCTAATAAATCAAATTCATCAGGATCACCTAGTACGAACTCAACTTCACTGTTGATATAACCGCGTATAGCCTCTTTAATGCTAATATCACCATACTCTAACTGATAATATTCATTAGCGTAAAAATCATCTGATCCTACTTCTCTGATTCCTACGATACCATCAGCATAATTAGTTATTAATAGCGAATTATCACCAGCTTGACACTGAAAGAAGTCCTGCTTCTCTAGTTCGTCTTGTTTTTGTATGCTCATTGATATTATTTTTCTCATTTTGTTTACTCCAGTTTTAAGCAGTTTTAAGACTTGCTTAGGTCTCTTGATTACTAATTAGTTCGATTCATGTTTCCATTCATACACCGTCTTAGCTATTGCTAATAGCCAAAAAGGTGACAGTAGAACTGCTACGCCGATTACATTGATTATTATTTCTTGCATTTGATTTTTTCCTTTTAGCGAGACTCAGTCTTGCTTAATCTCTATATACCCTATAGTACCATGTCATAACTAAGAATGGGTTAAACATTTGATTTATTTTTAAAATATTTTTTCAATCAAATAGCCTATAAACCTTGAAATGCAGTACTAGACCAGCTTTCAAGAGATTGTATGGTTATAACATGATGCATTAAATATATTTAATCTACAACTTCTCTTGGAATTTTGCCTTCTCGATTTTTGTTAGATTCTCAGCAATACTTTTTATCTTATAGTTTTTGGCTTTCAATATATTGACTTCTGCTTTTTTACTGTTCCATTCGTCCAGCTGCTTCACTAAGTCTTTTATTTTTTTCTCTTGATCTCTCGTCGTCTTTAACAACTTGTCGATAAACTCACGATTGCACTTAATCGTTCTCTCTAAATGCTTGATTTTATTCTCTTGCTCTTCTGACATGCTTCTATTTTAGTTTAGTTTGATTATTTTGGGGGATTGTTTAATCCTCGCTCGAAAGGAAAGAAGTAATTACAAAGTAACTACATAATCAGATTGAAAACGCTATAGTGAACTATAGAGTCAAAATAATATAGAGTTATCTTGAGCAAAGTACTGATTGTAGAGCCATTGTAGCGTTTGATTCAGATAACACGCAAAAAACATAGCAATATTACAGCAAATAGACACCATTATTTATAATCGCTTTAAACAAGAGCAAATAAACTATTGGCTGTGTTCACTGGTTTATTGGGTAATTCATACAGCATACAGGCACATAGCCGCCTTAGCTTCACTGATTATATTATTATCCCAGCCCCAGCTTCCTATTTGCCCCAATAAGAGATAGCCGATAAAAAATGATAAGAGATAGCCGATAAAAAACATGATAAGAGACAGCCGATAATGAGCTAGTTAATAGAAAAATAGCCAATTGCTTTAGACGGGGTTGGGGGGTGTACAGAGTCCAGCTTCCTAATCATCTTTAATCCCCACATACTAGAATCTCAAAATTTCAAAATCAAAGACCTTACTAAGCAATCAATCAAAAGCATCACAAGACTTCTTTAAAATCGTCAAGATTAAAAGAAAACTATATTAAAGCCTAATTATCCCAAGAAAGAAAACAAATCAATTTAAAGCGATTTGAACGGGCAATAAACAAAATTAAGAAAGTGGTATAGTGTCTTCATGGAAATAGAAGAAATAGAGGATTTAAAGAAGCAGGCAAAGGTTATATCTGAGGCACGTATTGAGAATATGAGGGGGTATGACAAAATGGTTCAAGAAAAGAATTCTAATTTTGTAAACAATGCTTATAAAGCTCTTTATGGGAAGAATAAAGCGGGCAATAAATAAAACACCTTATTAAACCGAAAGACTAGAGTGTCTAATGCAGGCTAGTGAGAGCTAGGGGTATAAAGTTCCGCCGAGCGGTGGTATATTGTAATTACGGATGAGTGAATCTAAGCTAATAATGTATGGTTCCTATAGAGTTTCAAAGGATTATCCAGATCAGAGAGTTAAACGTTTGCGTTATCTTGGTCCAATTGTGAAGGGTGGGGTTACTTGTTATTCTTTTGATTTATGTTTACCTAATGGAATTTTCAGAGAAATATTGACAGAGGATCAAGTTAATAAATATATTGAATGGAAGCACTATGAGCGAATCTAGGGATTTTTTCAAAAAAAAAGATTTCAGTATTCAAGCTGAGAGGTTAGAGTTATACGAAGGCTTAAAGCGACTAGAGGATGCTGCTGAAGAATTAGACCCAGTAAATGCTGCTAAGGTTTTGTTAGATGCGAAGGGTTCTAGGATAAAGTTGTTAAATGATATGCAGAATTCGATTTATGCAGAGGAAAAGATTGAGATTGCTATAGAGGCTACTCGTAAGCAGGCAGATAATAGCAATGTTAAGTTTTTCATTCCGACGTTTAGAGAGATTAAGGATGAGCATGGTAGGATACGTTTAGTTCCGACTAAGGCGAATACTGAGGAGATGAAGTTAATTGAGTGATGAAAAATTATTTTACGCAGTAAATCCTACTGGTGCATTTAGATCTTTTAGTGATGATGAGCTAAAAAAGCATGAAGAGCTAAGGACTGAACATTTTGAAAAATTGCTCGCTGCTGGTCTTGCTAAGCCTGATGATTACGATGATAATAGTTGGCGTGAATTAAGTGATGATGATTGGCGTGAAAGGCAACGGAGAAAACGTCACCAATACCCAAAGCCTGAGTCATCAGATATAGGGAAACACCCAAATTGGCGTGAGATTGCAGAAGATAAGAATCACCCTTTGCATTATCAGAATGTTTATGATGCAAGCGAGTATGTAGCTCCTGTTGAGACGTTTGATAGTAAGGTAACTGCTGAGGAATGTAACGAGATTTTAGGTAATCTTTGGGGGAAGTTTGAGCCGACGTTTTATCAATTTGAGTGGTTTAAGTTTTTCAATCAGCGTGATGATAAAGGGCGGTTAAAGAGGCATTTAGATGGGATTGCTATAGTTCATAGGCGTGCGGGGAAGAGTACGGCTATTCCGTTATGTATTGCTTTACCTCGAATGTTAGAGGATAGGGGTTTATATGTTCATGCTTTCCCGAGTTTAACGCAGGCAAGGGCGGCGATATGGAATGGTTTAGGCAGGGTTACGAGAGACCCTGATGAGCAGGCGATACCTTACTTGGAGTTGTTCCCTAAAAAGCTTTGGAAGCGTAAAGATAACCATGCGATGACTTTAGAGTTAGTTAATGGTTCAGTTTATCGTTTAGTTGGGGTAGTTGGTGCAGATGGAACGGCTAACCATTTAAGGGGTTTAAATCCGATTGGGGTTATATGCGATGAGTACCCTGAATGGCGAAGTGGGGTTTTTGAAGAGATTTTTTCTCCAATTCTTGCACAGAATGGAGGGTTTAGTTTCAAGGTTGGCACTCCTAAAGGTGAAAATCATGCACATAGGGATTATATGTATAACCTTGAGCATGAATCGGATAAGAAGCGTGCTTGGTTATATGGGATTGAGGATACTTATTACAACGATGGCGACCCTGTAATTACTAAAGAGTATGTTGATGAATTAATCGCTAAAGGCATGGATCCTGAAACTGCGATGCAAGAATTTTATTGTTCTTTCAAGGCAAGTGCTAGTGGTTCTTATTTTAAACATCAAATGCACGCTATAGATGAAGAGGGCAGAATAACGCATGTACCGCATAATTCAAATTTGCAGACTTTTGCAAGTTTAGATTTAGCGGAGGGTGAAGATTTGATGACTGCTGTAATTCATCAACACCCTGATAAGAACACCATACACATTGTTGATAATTTTGTTTCTAAAGATATGGCAAGTGGGCAGTTTACGGACATGATACGCAATAAATATACAATTGATGTATGGTTTTTGCCGTGGGATGCAACAAAACGCCAAGATAAAATGGATAAATTGCAATCAAGGGCGGAAACGTTACGGAAGCAGAAGGGTTTAAAGATTGTTATTATCCCGAAAACGAATGATTTAGCGGGCAATATTGAATGGGTTCAAGAAGTTTTAGCTTATTGTTTTTTTGATAAGGAAAGATGCCGCAGATTAATTAATGATTTACGGAATTATAAACGGAAGAAAAATGCAGAGGGAGTTTTTACTAAAGTTCCAGTACATGATAAGCATTCGCATAATGCAGATGCGGTTCGCTGTATGGCAAGTGCTTATAAATTAGATGTAATTCCTGTTCATTCTTTACAGAGGCATAAAAAAATGATTGAATTACCAAGCTTTGCAAAGTATAAACGTGGTGTAAAATAAGAGCATGGTATCAGGTGGCGTTCCAAAAGAATTAAGCGAAGAAGAAACGGCAGCTTATGCGTTGCGTAAAGCTAATAAGCAGGCTTTAAAGCAGCTTTCTTTATTAGCAGAAAGGAAAACGATAAGCGATTTTGATACGAATATTCCATTAACGCCGCTTGAGCAGGCGAAGCAAGATGAAGCTAATAAATTTGGTGGGGGATTAATCCTACCTAAAAGTAAAAAGAATGAACGAAAAATTATTTAAAGCTTTTAGTGATTGTGCGGCTGATCGTTCTAATTACGATAATGAATGGCGGGCAATATCTGAACATTTAAGCCCTGAATCGAGGGGTTTTAATACAAGTTCTTCTGACGGGTTTGTTGATCAAACTAAAATTTTAGATTCGACTCCTGAAAGGGCAGCGGAAGATTTAAGCAGTGCTTTAGTATCCATGCTGGCAACGGAAAGCAAGAAATGGGGAAGCTTAAACATTGAAGGGTTTAGTGAAGAAGAAGATTTTGAATTAAGTAAAAACTTGCAGATTGGTACTAATTTAGTTTTGCAGCATTTAAGCCGCAGCAAAGCGAATTTTTATACAACATTTGGAGATATAGCTGATGATTTGATTTTATATGGTCAAGGTTATGGCTATATGCACTCAACGATTGAAGGTAAATCTAGCTATGTTCGCTTTTGCCGTTTGCCGCCTCAAGATTGTTACATTAAAAGAAATAGCTATGGAGATGTATTTTATTTCTTTAGAAAATATAAATTAGATTTAGATGTTTTATTAGCTGAATTTGATAATTTAGAAAAAGCCGAGTGCGGTGATTATGAGAAAAAGCAGCTTAGGGAAAGCGGAAAGAAAAACGTAGATATATTACATTCAATAATGAAAACCGAATATGCTAAATCTTTAGGGTGCAAGATAACTACTACTAAGCCTTATGTGTCTTGTTATTTTATTTATGATACGAAAATCAAGATATGGGAAGATGGCTATTCTCAATTCCCGATACTCGCTCCATCTTGGAAGCGTAAAGCAGGCTCTTCTTACGGGCGTGGTCCAGGGCATAAAGCTTTGCCCGATATTAAAGTTTTAAATAGCATGATCGAATCTAATCTAGGTGCAGCGGAGGCAATGGTTACGCCGCCAATGGCAGTACCTTATGATTTATTGGTCGATACTGGAAAGGCTTTAGATTTAAGCCCTAAAGCGATGACTTATTTATCAATGCAAGAGGCTTCTTTAGCAACAGGGATTATCAAGCCTGAGCCTTTAGTTACAGTGGCGAATTTACCAGTTAGTTTAGAGATGGAAGATCGCAGGCGTAACGGAATTGCACAAAGTTTCTTTTCTGATTTATTGGTTGATTTTAAAAATGCTGAAATGTCCGCAACTGAAACGAGTATGCGTGAAAATTCAAGAGTAAGAAAATTAACAAATTACATATTACGCATTCAAGATGAGTTTTTAGCTCCTGCGTTTTTATTTGTTTTTAATCAGCTTAAAGAATGGAAGATGATAGATTTTCCCGATGATATGGAGTTAAAGGTTGATTTTACAAGTGCTTTATATGAAGCTTCAAACGCTCAATCAATTACTTTACTTGAAAGAGCATTAATAACTTTAGCGAATACTAAATCTATAGACCCATCTGTATTAGAAGCGATTAAAGAAGAGAAGTTTATACAATATGTATTTAAGAAAATCGGTGCTGATTTAAGCGTGTTAAAATCACCAGCAGAATTAGAAGAAGCAAAAGCACGCAGGGAAGAGACCGCACAAGTAGCGAATATGCAAGGTGCAGCAGGAGCAGCAAAAGATTTAAGCCAAGCAGTAGCTTTACAACAAGGGGTAATATGATAAAGTCAATAAGCCGTTATGTGGCTACACTATTTAAAAGCAAAGATGATTATAAAAAAAGAGTTAAGCAGGCTTATGAAAGTATTCCAGCCGAAACATGGGATTTGATTATTTCAGATTTAATGCTTTACGCTGAATTTAATAAGCCTTGTTGGGATGAAAAGTTTACTCCTTTTATTGAGGGAAAAAGAGCAGTAGTATTAAGGCTTTTAGCGAATAAAGAATTAACAGAAAAAGATTTTTTAGCAAATTTAGGAGAATATTAACATGAACGAAGAAGCACCAGCATTTAATTTTAGCGAGTTTAAAACTCAATACTTAGGGAATATTCAAGACCCTACCGAAAGGGAAACATTTCAAAAAAATTTAGAGCCGATAAAAGATGTTCAAGGTTTAGTTACAAGTTACGTTCATGCACAAAAAGCAGTAGGCTCTAAAGTGAATTTACCTAACGAAAAATCAGCTCCAGAAGAATGGGATAAATTATTTAACCGCTTAGGCAGACCTGAAAATGCAGATGGCTATGAGATTGAAACACCTGATTATAAGTTTGACGATAATGTTTTAAAAGAAATTAAGAAGGCAGCTCACGAGGCAGGCTTAACTAAGACTCAAGCAAATAAGGTTATCGGTTCTATCGCTAAGATGTCTAGGGAAGCAATGGAAGTTTTAGAATCTTCTAAAGCAGCACAATTAGAAGCAGTTAAAACGGAACGCAGTAAATGGGAAGATTTATCGACGACTGAAACAAAAGTTGATTTATTTTTAAAGCAAAATACCAAAAATGTAGAAGATTACGAAAAGCTTAAGAGCTTAATTGATACTGATAATAACTTGTTTAAATTTGTAAAGGATGTAGCTTTAACGAATACGCCTAAAGATATCGGGCAAACTCAAGCGAATTTATCAGCTAAAGAAACACCTGAACAGGTAGCAGGAAGAATATTAAGCGACAAGAGTAATTTTAATGATTACTATACTAATGGCGGTCGTAATATGCCTGAAAGCGTAAGAAGGGAATTGCAAGAAGCGATTAATAAATCAAACCCTAAAGAGATTGGCAAATATATAAGAAACTAAAGAAATTTTGAATCTTTATTAAAAATAGTGTAATATATAATTAATTCTCAATGAATCCGCTAGCGGGTAGTTCATTGTTTAAGAATCCGTGTTACGGGTAGTTCTTGTTAGAAGAAATTAGTTATACGTTACTCTTTTGAGTAACACAAATTTAATAGAGGTAAATAATGGTTTATTCAGTTGATCAGAACTGGATTAATACATACGAGGCAAATTTACATATTTTGTCTCAGCAAATGGACTCAGTATTTGAGGGCATTGTTAAAAAAGGTGATATTAATTCAGAATTTAAATTTTTCCCACGTATCGGCTCGATTTCGATGTCCGCAAACACTACACCAAATCAAACAACTTCATACTCTGATGTTGCACACACAATGCGTTCGGTTGATTTTACGCAATATGATGTAGCTCTTTTTGTTGATAAAAAGCTTGATGTTGCAAGAATGCTAACTGACCCGACAAGTTCTTATGTCAAGTTAGGTGTTGCAGCTTGGAAGCGTAAGATTGATGAGGTTTGTATTGCGGCAGCTTTAGGCATTGCTGTAGATGGTAAAACTAGAGGTACTAATACAGCATTCCCTACAGCTACTAGAACTATCGATGTTAATTACATTGATGGTAACCCAGTAGGTGCAGGCAATGGTACTGGTACTTGGACTAACAGAGCTCAATCTGGTTTTACTTTAGCTAAAATCTTAAAAGGAAGAGAATTAACTTTAGCTTCTTTTGGTTTAGAAGCAGGCGATAGACTTAATTGTATTGTCGGTCCAGCAGAAGAAACTGAGTTAATGGGTATTCCTGAATATAAGAATAGAGACTTTAGCGATCAAAGACCTTTTGATAAACAAATGATTTATCAGCCGTACATTGGTACATGGTTAGGTATTGATTTCTATAGATCAGTTCTTTTAACGGACACTGACCCAGCGGGTGCAAGTAACCACTACAGATCATGTTTAATGTTCCCTACAAGTGGACTAGGTGCTTACATTGGTAACAATTTAGAAGTTGATATTCGTCCAAACCCTGAAAGAAGAATGGTTCCGACTATTTATATTTCTGGTGGTATTGGTGCGGTCCGTATTGAAGAAGTTAAAATGGTTGAAATTAGAACTTCTAGCGGTCTTGTTGATGCTTCTTAATGTATAATTAAGTAATTCTTTCATCATAAACCTTAAACCCTCGGCATAAACCCCGAGGGTTTTTTTTATTACCCATAACTCTATAGCTGACTATAGGGTTTAATAACTCTATAGTCCACTATAGAGTTTAAGGGTATAATGTAAATATGCTAGTAAACAGGCTTAATGTATTTAATTTAGCTTTAATGCAGTTAGGCAAAGATCCTGTAGTCGATGTTAATACTCATACTGTTGAGTTAGCGAAGTTAAGAGCAGTTGAGCAAATGGCTTTAGAATCTTTACTCCAATCTCATAGATGGGATTTTGCCATTCAGAAGCAGGAACTAACTTTTGTTCAAGATTTATTAAACGAGGAATTTATTAAGCTTTATTCAATCCCTAATGATTGTATAGAGATATGGAGAGTTTACGACGTTGAAGGCGAGGATTTAGATTATTCAAAAGATAGCCGAGGATTAGCGACAAGTTCAGATAGGGTTTTTATCGAATATACCTTTTTGCAAACTGATTACGGGAAATATGATGCGACGTTTTGCGAAGCTTTAGCAATGCGAATAGCAGCTTTAGCAGCTCCATCAGTGCAGCATTCAGATTCTAAAACCGATTATATTTCAAGCACGGGGCAAAAGAAGCAGGCGGTAGCAGCAAGTAAAGCCATTGGGAGAAGTCAAAGGAACTGGGAGCAAAACACTACTTGGTTAAGAAACAGGAATAATTATTAATGCCTCGAATTTCAATCAATCAAACTAATTTCACTCAAGGTCAAATCTCTAAGCACTTTGCAGGGCGTTATGATTCTAAAGAATACTTAGAGGGAGCTTTAGAATTAACTAATGTAATAGTTAGACCCGAAGGCGGAGTGGTTAGAAGACCTGGAACGAAGCTTATCTATAATGGCGTTGCAGGCTCTAAAGGTATAGGCTTTCAGATAGATGGTGGCTCAGCCGCTAAAATACTTTTTCAGCCAAATAATACTATCGTAATTATAGACCCAGTTAGCGGAACTCAAACTTTATCAGGGACAGGCTTGGGGGTTAATATTCATCACATGGATTATGCGAAGGTTAGAAGCTCTCTAATTATTGTGCATCGTTCTTTTGCTCCAAAAGAATTAAAAAGAACGTTTAATACAAGCACTTCTTTGTGGGAGTGGAGTATTGGTAATTGGGTTTTTAAAGATGGTCCATGGGAAGAATTAAATTTAAACCCTCAATACAAGTTTAGACCAGAGGCGGATAATGCTAGCAACTGGGACCCAGTACCATTTAGTGGAGGCGGATTTATTGGTACGGGGAATTTAAAAATTGTAAATAAAAACGATAATCCTGTAAATTGGATTGGTACATCGGGAGCCTTATTTGATGCTTTTAGTGTAGGAAGAAAAATCAGATTTAGGCAGATAAATACAAGTCCAGCAGAAGAAAAATGGGCGGTATTTACAATTAATTCTAAAAATACAACAGACGTAAATGTTACAGTAGACCCCGAATATCCTTTTTTAAATGCGGGAATTAATCATCATTCTAAAAATTGGCGGTTAAGTGCATGGTATCCAAACAATTACCCTGACAAAGTAGCACTTCATCAAGATAGATTATGGTTTTTCCGTGATGGTTGGAGATGGGCGACAAAGGCAAGCGATTTAGACACGTTTAGTCCGTCAATCCCAAGCTTAAATGATGACACTTATCAAGTTACAAACGATTCAGCAGTTTCAATAGAAGGTATCTCGGCTAATTCAGAAAGCCCTAAATGGGCGGTAAGTTATCAAGCTTTGCACACTGGCACGGATGGAGGCGGGCAAATTATTCAAGGGCAAAGCACTTATGCAGCGATTACCCCAAGCACTGTTAGTATCGCTAGCCAGCATGGTTTACCCGTTGGTGAAGTTAAACCCGTTTTAGGCAGATATTTATATTTTACTGATAGCTCGCAGAGGCGTATTTTTAGGCTTGAATATCAATATATTTACAATGCTTTTTTACCGATTGAAGTTACTGCTAATCAACATGACTTATTTGATATTGGAATTAAGGATATGGAGTTTATTAATTATCCTTGGAAAATGTTATGGGTAGTTTTAGAGGATGGTTCTATTGCAGTTGGAACAATGGACGATAAAGAAGAAAATTTTGCGTGGTCAAAAATTGTTTTAGCGAATAATAACAAGGCAAGATATATATTTTCTACGCTAGAAGATTGGGTTTTTCCTGCGAAGCAAAAAGTTTATATAGTAGATGCTGGCGGGGATATAATCCAGTTTGGAGATATTGAAACACGAAAAGCTGATAGCTTAACAACATTCATTTACACTGGTTCATCCCCGTACACTGCTAGCGTAGTGTATGACACAGAAGAATTCTTATTAGATTATTTAACTGAATATGAATCAGGAACCAGTTTTAATCTTTCTACTTTGCTATCTACTCAGTCGCTGGTAATTAAAACAACTTATGCAAATTATTTAACTAAATCTGAAACGATAACACCAGCAAATGATTATCAAGTAGGTGCAAGCTTTTATGCTTCTATGAGATTAAAACCAGTAGATTATATTCAATCTCAAACGTCAAATAAAAAAGATTTAAAATCATTTCAAAGAATATTTTTTAATTTAGTAGATTCAGGCGAATTTCAGATAGCAGAAGAAAATACTATGCCCGAGGGGGCTTTAGTATGGAAGGATGTTAAATTTTGGGATGCGAATAGCAATGTAACTACTCCACCAGCTTTATTTACAGGAGAAAAAGAAATAGATTATGGTTCAACTCAAACTTTTAAGCCTACTCTATTAATCAAGCAAACAAAAAATGTACCATTCCAAGTAAACTCAGTAAGCTATGACATTAATATTAACGAGATCAAGTGATAAATTAAATCAAATAAATGACCCTTATGTTCAAGATAGATTAAGGGAGCGAGGCGTTGAAACTTTAGCTTTAGAGGACGGGGATAAACTGCTTGCGATTGCTACTATTTATTCCGATTTTACATGCGATTTTATTTTATTAGAAGAATTATCAAGCTTAGGTAAACTTAAATTTCTTAAAGAAATTAGAAAAAGCCTGAAATTAACAGAGGAAAGTATCTTTGCTTTTTGCAAAAAAGAAGGGATTAAGGAAAATCGTTTATTAAGGTGGCTTGGTTTTAGACCCGCAGGGGAAATTCACGAGTATAATGGTTATATATGGTAGACCCAGCAACAGCAGCAGCCTTAGCTAAAATGAGTATAGACTTTGGGAAAGGTCTATTTGGTGCTATTGCCGCAAGAAGAAGGGCGGCTTATGTTGGTAAACAATTAGATGAACAATCTAAAATGCTTTCAATCCAATGGAATAGAAAGATAACCGAATCAGTGGGGCAAGTTGTAGGCGGTTTAGGTGATCGAGGGGTTAGTTTTTCAGGCTCAATTATGGACTTAGCCTTAGATACTGCTTTTGATGGAACACTACAGAAGCAAGCACAGAAAAGGCAAATTGAAGCAGAAAAACAAAAGGCTTTAGCTTTAGGTTCAGAGGCGGCATTAGCGGCACTTGGTAAAGGTGTTGGAGATGCAATAGGTACTGGTGCTGAATATAAGGTAAAACAAGCAGAGGATAATAAATAATGGGATATGCTTTTTTTGGTGGAGCGGCAGAAGGCTTAAGCGATAGTATAGATAGAATCGGTGCGATGGTTGATAGGCGTGTCGAGATGGAGCAGGGCATTGAAGCTGTTAAATTATCTAATGATTTCAATGTAGCCTATGAGCAATCATGGGCAAAAGCCCAAGAGGAAGACCCTTTAGATGGTAATTTTGTTCAAAGGCAAAGTCAAAGTTTTGATACTCTTAAAAGTCAATATTTAAACAACATTAAGAATAAAAACGTAAGGTTAAAATTTGAAGCTCTTGCAACAAAAGACAAGGGCAACTATATGAGCAAGTCGGCTTTATGGGAGACGGAAGCCAAGCGAGTAAGAATTAAACAGGATGCGATGGATATTGAATCTGTAAGCTCTGGCTATGTGTCAAACATTGCAGAGAATACAGGCGATATAGCCGCTACTCTTGCAGAGGTTGATGCTCAAGTGGGTAGAATGACTGCTTCATATTCAGGTTTACCAGTAGAGGAACGAATTAAAGCAGTACAGCAAGTTAAAGACAAATTTGTTTTATCGGGTGTTGATGGCATTACAAGAAAAATACAAAATGATTATGTTACTGGGGATATTGATGAGGAAACAGTCGCTAAAAGATTTGATGAACTTGGAGATACTATTAATAGTCCTGAATTTATTGGCAGCACTGAGCTTAGGCAAAGGCTTATAGATCAGGTTAGTGCTAAAAAGATAACGGCTTTAAACCAGCTTAAGGCTTACAATGACGGAGTAATTGAAAAGAGATTTAAGTCATATCTTGATTTAGCAGCGAAGGGCGAAGCAGTCGAAGACCCTAATCTGTTAAATAGAGCTTTAAAACTCGGCAAGACAGCAGAGCAGAAAGAAGAAATCCAAAGAGAATATAATATTGCTTTAGAAAAAGGCAAAGCGGCTACTTCTGTTTTAAATGGCGATATCGGTTCAGTATCGGACACTGTAACGGATTTAAACAGAAGGGCGGAGACGGCTTCAAGTGCTGGTAATTACGAAGAAGCACAAAAGCTTTTAGAAGCAGCAAGTGCTATCCAGCAAGGTGGTACGGCTATGATTAAGGCTATCAAAGAAGATCCAGCAGGAACAGCAATAGCCAATGATGCAATATTGCAACAAGCTTATCAGGAGGGAGATAAAGAAAAATTCTTTAGAGGTTTAGTTACGAAGTTTGGGATGATGACCCCAGCAAATAAATTGATGCCTATTCCTGCCGCCGAAAAAGCAAGGTTAGTTAGCACTTTGGTTAATGGTTCTCCTGATGAAGTTGGCAGAGCCATTAAAGGGCTTGAAAGCTGGAATATTAAAACTGATTTATTAAAAGATGATACTACTCCGATGGATATTATTATTAATGAAATCTCTAAAGATGTTATAAAGCAGACAGAGAAAACAGGCGATAGATCGGCTTTAGCTTTGCTTTGGTACGGAGACAATGATCTTAAGCGTGGTACTTTAATGAAGTATCTTAAAACGCCTATCAGTGCAGATAACAGCAGTTTAAAGAAAGAAGAAGTTAATAAGGCGATTGAAAAGGTTATAAAGCCTTATGTTTTAGGTTTTGAAAAGCAAGCTGATTTAGCAGGCGGTGCTGGTAATTGGATTGTAGCAAATAAAGATATAGTGCGAGGATTAGCATATCAAATAGCCGAGCTTAACCCAAGCATGAAAGGGAAAGCAAGCGAAGCAGTAGCCGAGGCTATGCGATTAACGATACAGGATAAATACGTTACACAAAACAAAGGCTCTAATTCAGTTACGATACAGAAAGAATATGCAAGCGAAGGCTATTTATCCTTTTTAGGCGATAAAAATAAACAAACTTCTTATGCCCTTAGTAATCTTTTTGGTAAAAAAACTTGGGAAGGGATTCACACGGCTTCTCAGAGGGGTGATGAATTTGGCGGTTTTGGAAAGTTCATTAAAGATGACGTAATGAAGAATTTAAAATTAGAGGCAACAAAAAGAGGGATTAATACAGATAATCTTGATTTAGAAAATATTGGGGTAGCTGATTCTTTTAAGCCAAAAACATTAAGCGATACAGGAATGAGCTTTTTAAAAAATTTAGAAACGGTTAAAGGTAAACCAGAGCTTAAAGCTTACCCAGATACAGACGGGCGTTTTAGTATTGGTTTTGGTACGAAATCTTTCGAGGGAGAGGTCATCACGGCAGAAGAAGCCGAGAGAAGGTTTAGAGAAGATATTAAAGGTAGAACGGCAGCAGTAGATCGCATTCAAGATGAAAGAATATCTAGGACAGGCAAAGGCTTAAGCCAAAAACAATATGACGCATTAGTTAGTTTTATTTATAATCATGGCGAAGGTGAAATGCCTAGTTTGAGATCAGCTGTTATCAGGGGAAATGATGCAGAAGCCGAAAAGCTTTTTAGAACATACGATAAATCCACAAGAGGCGGACAAACTAGGCAAGATACGGCTTTAGTCGCAAGAAGAAGCAAAGAGTCTTATTTATACGCAGAGGGAGCTAAAGAATTAGATGCGGTGGTTAAGCTAACTCCTGAACAAGAAAAGCTAGTAAATCTAAGAGAGGAAGTTACAAGCCGTGTAATTGAAACGGCTATTAGAGATAAGGGAACTTTTAGACCAGTAGGAAACACTGGCAGGGCTAGGCTTTACGTCAATTACATGATACCTGGACTAAACGCAACCAAGGCTTATCCTTTACCTATCGGGCGTGAAAGTGGAAATTTTAAATATTTTGAAGTTGATGCGAAGACGGCAGGGTCTTATACTCCGCCAATGCAATATCAAAGGGCTTCTTTTTATTTAGATTGAGAAGGTTATTAAATGGTAGATATCAATTTAGCTACATTCCAAGATACCCCAGTCCAAGAAGATTTTAGCCTTCTTTCGATTGGGGGAGGCGTTGAAGCACAGCAAAGAATACAGCAAGGCTTTGAAACAAACACGGGTATCGCTTGGGGTTTGCAAACGGCAGAAGAGGCGGCTTTAAGAGGATTACAGGCTTTAGGCAGAGATGACAAAATGCTTACAGCAGATGAAGCAAATAAGGTTTATGGGGTAGAAGGAAAGTTATCTTTCAATGAAGCAATGCCCGAATCAGTGGCTAAATTAAGATATAACAAGCATATTAATTATGAAGCAAGATCAGAGATTTTAAGCCAAGCAGAGCAGGATAACAAGGGTTTAGAATGGTTTATGCAGGGATTAGCTGGTAATGTTCCAGCGATAGCGGAGGCGGGCTTTGGCTTTGCGGTGGTTAGTGGGGCGGCTCCATTCTTAATCAAAGCGGCACAGCTTGCTAAATATGGTGCAGCAGGCGAAGCGATAGAGGCGGCTTTAATTAGTCCTTTTGCTTTTGGTTCAGGTGCAACGACTGGAATCGTTAGGGGTGCAGTTGGTGAAGGTGCTTATGAAACCCTTTTACAGGTAGGGATTAAAGCTCAAGCAGATAGAAACGGTTATGACTATGATATCTTATGGGGTTTAGCGAGTATTGCTTTAGGTAGTGCTGGCGGTGGATTAGGTGGTTTTTTTCTTGGGAAGCAAGCCGATGATATAGCAAGCACTGTTAAAAACTTTGAAACGGCTTTAGATGATTTAGTCGAGTCGGGAGTTATCACAAGAGACGGGCAAGCTTCTATCATGTCTAAGATGATGTCTGATATTAATTCAGGCGTAATCACTGACCCGAAAACAGTTAATGCAGCGTTAAGAGTTGATTATGGAACAGCTTTAAGAAGCAAGATGGATAATCTTTTTGAAAGTGGTTATTTAGATGGGATTATTTCAAAGGCAGAATTAGATAAGCTCGATGATGTTAAATTGCAAAAAGTCGCGAACACTTTAAAGTTTAAAGCTTACTTGAAACAACAAGCAGGCGTAGAGTCTCAGGCATTTGTTCAATATCTTGATGATATAGAAATTAAAATATCAAATCTTGAAACGCAAAAAGTCTTAAACGCAGACAACCCTAGAGTTGTAGAGATTATCCAAAAGAAAATAGATGAAGCCTTAGACGAAAAAAACGCAATTAATGCAACTAGAAATCAAGAATTTAACAGGATTATTCAAGCAGTATTAAGAGAAACAGCGGAGGAAGGCTTTACTAAAGCGGTTAGGACTGGTGAAGATTTTATTCCTGTTACGGCAAGGGAAGTTAGTGATTTAACTTTTGATGAGTTTTTAAAAGAGTACAAACTTGCAGCAAACAATGTTAGAACAAAAAAAATAAAAACTCTTTCTAATTTTTTAAAAATGCACAGGAAGACACAAGTCAATATAGCAAAGCTTTTCAGGCTTATTGACCCAGTGGAAAACAATTTCAACTTTCAGGATTTGCTTAAATTAACAGATGATGAGCTAAAAGCAGCTTATACTAAACAGTTACACGGAAGGCAAATCTTAAATTCATCATCATTAGAAGAAGCACAAGGAATTTTAAAAGGCACTTTCAAGCAGGCAGATGAGACCTTTAATGAAGCAGTAGCACAGCTAGGCAAAGAAACAGAAGAAATGCAGAAGGTTGTAAGCAGCTTAGAGAATAAAGACTTAGATGCAATTTTAAAAGATATGAATATCCCAGAAGAAGAGCTTGCAGCGTTTAAAGCTGAAATAGAAAGCAGTGCAGAATACCAAGATATTCTCAAGACTGATTCTAAATATCAAGGTATGGCAGAAGCGGCACGTTGTGTCTTGGGAGGGTTGTAAATGTCAAAGTTTGATAAATGTATCGAAGGTATAAGAAAATCCTCTGACGGGCAGCTTAACGAGTTTGAAGCTAGAGCTTTATTAGAGGCGATGGTTAAGGAACTTGATGCGGTCGGAGCAGATCGTTTAGCTGAAATAGAGATGGGCGTTTTAAAGAAGACCGCTCAATCTAAGTTAGTAAAGCAAATTGGTTATATTCGTAATAGTTTTGCTGAAAAGAAAGCGGTATCTTTTTTACTTGCAGAAGGTAAATCCGAGGCAGCTTTTAAGATGGGTTATCAAAACCTTATCAGGAACACCGAAGCTAGAACGATGTCTTACAAAAACCAATTTGAACAAATGATTGCGGGGCATTACCAAAAGATATTTGGAAAAGATAGCGGCTTACATGAATTTTTCACACCTGGAAAAAAGCACGAT